GCTAACGTTATCGGGCTTGGCGAAGTGGCTGAACCTGAAGCTAAATAGAATTACTAAACTTTAAAATTAAAAACGAATGTTAATAGAAGAACCGAACAGCCATTTTGCCAAACCAGTGTTATCGCCAGTACGGGTTTTTAATGGAGATTGCCTTGAAATAATGAAAAGTATTCCTGATTGCAGTGTTGATTTAATATTAACAGACCCTCCATATAATACAACAGATTGCAAATGGGATAAACAACCTATTAACTGGGAATTACTCAAAATTGAATTGTTAAGAATAATAAAACCCTCTGGGACTATTTGCATAAGTGTTCAAAATCCATTCGGTTTTTTAATTGGCGGGTTATTTGCTGAAATTTATAGACATAAATGGGTTTGGGAAAAGGACAGAGGGGCTAATTTTCAATGCTTAAAAGCACAACCTTTAAGAATTACAGAAGATATATTGGTTTTTTCTAAAAGCGGTTATTTAAGACCTTGGAATGATAAAGGCTCTATAAAAAGTATTTATAATCCTCAATTTTTAAACGGGAAAGGAAGTTCAAGAGAAAAAACGATGAATATTGACAAACCAAAAAGCGAAAATATGTTGGAAATAAATAACAGAAAAAGTGAAAGAGGTATTGTTTCTAAAAATACAAATGATACATCTAAACAAAGATACCCAAAGGAAATAATTTATTTTCCTGTACCATACAAAGACAGAAAACATCCAACACAAAAGCCAGTAGAGTTATTTCAATATTTAATTAAAACTTACACGAATAGTGGAATGACTGTTTTAGATTGTTTTTCTGGAAGTGGAACAACTGGAATTGCCTGTATAAACACAAATAGAAACTGTATTTTGATTGAAAAGGAAGAAAAATACTTTGATATTATAAACGAAAGAATAGCCAAACATACGCAACAACGAGCAGGAGAATTTTCTTTTGAAAGCGAAATGTAGTATTGGCGATAACGTATGGTGCTTTGCGAAGGCGGGGCTTTTAACCACTAAATTTAATTAAAAAGATGAATGATATTTTTAACGAGAATGTTCCTTTGAAAACGGAAACCCCCGCTTTTGCAAAGCACGTGTTACCAGCAGTGCCTTTGTCGGAGGTTTATTTAGAAGATTGTGTAACGGCATTAAAACGCTATGCAGACAACCATTTTGATTTGGCAATAGTTGACCCGCCTTATGGGATTGGAGCAAGTGCGGATAGCCGAGTTGGGGGATCTTATACTGTAAATATGGGAGGCGTAAAAAAGAAAGTAGCAGCCAAACAATATACGCCTAAAGATTGGGATTTTGAAAAGCCAACAACGGAATACTGGAACGAACTAAAAAGAGTATCTAAAAATCAAATCGTTTGGGGTGGAAATTATTTTGTTGAAAATTTAAAAGATAGTTCCTGCTGGCTTGTTTGGAATAAAAGAAACGGAGAAAATAATAATGCAGATTGTGAACTTGCTTGGACATCTTTTAAAACAGCAGTAAGAATGTTCGATTGGAAGTGGAACGGAATGTTACAACACAATATGAAAGATAAAGAGGAACGAATGCACCCAACACAGAAGCCAGTTGCATTATATGATTGGTTGCTTATGAACTACGCAAAGCCAAATGATTTGATTTTAGATACTCATTTAGGAAGTGGAAGCAGTAGAATTGCAGCGTATAAAGGTGGGTTCAACTTTGTAGGATTTGAAATAGACCAAGAATATTATGAGAAACAAGAAAAGCGTTTTAATGACTTTAAATCACAATTACGGTTGTTTTAGCGGTGTCGGTTTTGGCATTGCTGGTAACTATTCGGTAAGTATTACAATACTAAATATTAAACTATTAAAACTATGCAAGTTACTATTAATTACGACCTGAAATGGCAACTAAAAACAGCCCCGAATTATCAATTTACAGACGATGGAATATGTATTAATGTATTAAGAGGAAAAGTAGTAAGAAAAGTAGTTGTAAGCGGAACTAAGGGGTATTGTATCAACGGTAAATTTAAAAGTGTATTGCAGTTACAAAAAGAATTAATTAAAATTGAAAAAATAATATGTCCATTTTAACAAGTATCCCCGAAATTAAGACCTTGCCTGACTTGGTTAAGTATTCAGCTAATTTGCCAACGATTAGAAATTCAGACAAGCACGAAGTTGAAAAAGCTATTGTAACTTTGATTTTAGAAGTCTTTAATTTTTACAATGAATCCCCGAATGATATTCAGTTAAAATTAATGCTACCAACGTTAATAGAGGCAATGAATAAATTAACGTTACCTGATATAGATATTTTTAAAAAGAATTGTTTATTAGGCAAATATGAGTTAAAGTTTAGATTAACACCGCCAGTATTAATTGAATGGATTAAGGAGTATGAATTTCAGCGAATGGAAGCATTTGAAAATGCAAATTTAAAGGCAAAGATTGAAGTTGAAAGACAACCTGTAAGTGATAAGACATTAGAATTATTAAAAGAATTAGCCGATAAAGTGAAACAGACACCGATATATTCCACCGACAAGCCGACTGAATCAGCAGTTGAAAGACAATCCAAAGACTTACAGGAATTTATTAAAAAGGAATTTAATTTACTTTGGAGAAAACAAGGCAATCAAACTATATTTGTAGGAGGTCGTGATGAAATGTTTGTAACCTTCAAATCCAAAAAGATGTTTATGTTTTACTATGTTGAGTTGAGATACAAAGAAATCCACGAACTAACTAAATCTAACTTTGAAGCAATAGAAAAGATAATCAATGAAGCCTAAACTTTGCAAAACTTGTAAAACCAAATTTACCCCCGATAGACAATTTCAGTTTACTTGTTCATTTGACTGTGCAATAGGATTAGTAAAATTCAATCAGGCGAAAAAAGCTAAAAAGGATTGGGTTAAAGAAAAGGCAGAACGAAAGGAAAAGATAATGACTAAATCAGATTGGGAAAAGTTATTGCAGATTTTAATAAATAACATAGCCCGATTAATAGACCATAACCAACCTTGTATAGCAACTGGAGCAACAACAGGGAAACGGAATGGAGGGCATAGATTTTCGGTTGGTTCAAACGCTACTATTAGATTTAATCTTCATAATATTCATATTCAGTCGGAGCATTCAAATTCATTCAAAGGAGGTGATAACGATAGGTTTGATGAAGGATTAGAACGTATTTATGGATTAGAGTATAAAGATTATGTAAGGTCTTTAAATAAGAGCAAACCTATAATGCTAACTATTCCCGATATAAAAGAAAAGATAGCAATAGCAACCCGAATAAAAAAGGAATTAATAGAGTTAAACAATACATACACTACCACCGAAAGAATAGATTTAAGACACGAATACAATAAAAGAATAGGTATCTATTTAGAATGTTTCTAAATAGTAAAACCATGTAAATCGTATTAAAATAAATATTAATTTTGAAAAATTAAACTATGATACAAATAATTAAAATATCAATTTTTGCAGCTTTAATGGTAGGATTTATAGTTGGAACTTCTATTAAGGACAAACGAGCCGAAAAGAAAAAAGCTAAAACAGAATTAAAAAGTTTGCCGAAAAAGTAAAATAGTAAAGTAAACACTATATATTTGTAGTGTTGAATCGTAATCAAATAATCGAACACTTGACAAAAGTTAGTTACATTCGTGAAACTTGCAATGTAGCAGGTGGATTAGCTGATGACTTGTTTCAACATATTTGGGTTAGGCTATTAGAATTTGACCATTTAAAGTTAGAGCAGATTTATTCCAAAGGTTATCTTCAGTTTTATATTTATAGAATGATAATTAACGAAGCACGAAACCCAAAGAATCCATTTTTAAAAAAGCTGCGTTCTGAAGTAACTTTAAACGATATTGGTATTAAGTATTCAACAGAAGATATATCTATTGACTACGACAAAGAAAATGACTTAGAATTTGAATATAAAGTTAAAGTAACAAAAGAAAAGTTAAGCGAACTATTTTGGTACGATAGAAAAATATTTGAATTGTATTTAGAATTTGGAAGTCTTAGAAAAGTATCAGCACAAACAGGAATTAAATACGGAGCAATCCACCAAACTATAACAAAGGTAAAGAAACAACTGAATGAGAATATTATTAGTAGGACATTTTAATAACGGTGTTTTTTACCACAGATTACAAATACCTTATAATGCTTTGCAAAGTCAAGGGCATTCAGTTTTAAAAGCTACTTCTTTACAATGGGAGGGTGGTATGGTATCAATAGAGGAATTAAAAGAGTTTGATGTTATTGTTTTTAATCGAAACATATCAGATATATTAGACCCTTCACCAATATTTGCCAAAGCTAAAATAGCAGGTGTTAAGATTATAATGGATTTAGATGACCATTGGGATATAGCACCTGGACACCCGATGTTTTCATTCTCACGAAAAACAAATTATGCAAAGTGTATTCAAGACCAACTTAAATATGCTGACCATATCACAACTACTCATGCACATTTAAAAGACCAAATAGTTAAATTAGGAATTGATAAGCGTAAAGTAACAATTTGCCGAAATGCAATAGACCCGAATGAAGTACAATACAATCAAGACTACACAGTAGAAAATAAATTGATGTGGCAAGGTTCAAGTACTCATGCTATGGATTTAGAACTATTAGGCGAAATAGACGAACCGATTACTTTATGCGGTTATCAGTATTCTGATGAGTGGTTTGAAATGAGCAGCAAAGTAAAACACCCATTAAAAAAGGATATGTTAAACGTTGATGAATACATGAATCATTATCACGATACTTCGATTAGTTTAATACCTTTAAAAAACAATCACTTTAATAAAAACAAATCTGAATTAAAAATGATTGAATCAGGATGGGCAAAGAAGGCGGTAATTGTATCAGACATACACCCATATTCTAACCTATCAAATCACATGGTTAATAGTTTGGTGTGCAAAGATAAGCCAGACTTCAAGAAATACGCTACAATGCTTTTAAACAACGTTAGTATGCAGAATGATTTAAGCAGTAAGCTACACGAAGATATAAGAAAAAGATATTTGATTGACATGGTAAACGAAAGACGTTTAGAAATATTGGACAAATGGAAATAAGCGAAGGATTAAAAGAAAAGATTTTAGAATATAAAACTTCCAAAGCGGTAAGTTTAGGAGTATATGGTAATGAGTTAAGACATTTTTATCAACAAACTTATCATGCTTCAGTAGATTTAGGATGTAGCGGTTGTATTGGTAGAGCATTAACCCGAATAATTAAGGAACAAAATATATGAGTTTAATTGCTATGGCGGTACATGACACCGATGAAAACCAACGAAGTGAATACACCTACCAAACCTTATACTCAATAAGGCGAACAGTTGATTTACACAAACACCGTTTAATAGTGGTAAATAATAACTCTTGCAGACGTACAACAGATATGTTAGACGTAATGAGTAAAGAAAGACACCACGAATTTGAAGTGATTAATTTACCTGAAAATATAGGAACGGCAGGAGCAATTAATTTAGCTTGGAAGACTAAACGAACTGGGGAAAACCTAATTAAAATGGATAACGATTGTGTAATTCATTCAGCAGGATGGGTTGATGAAATGGACAGAACAATACAACGTGACACCAAGATAGGAATAGTAGGATTAAAGCGTAAAGACCTAATTGAAAACCCTTGGCGAAGTGATGACTACAAAAGCGAATTATCAATGTTGCCACATCAAGACTTTGAACCTTGGATAATAGTTGAAAAGGTTAAGCACGTAATAGGAACTTGTCAAATGTATTCAGCCGCATTGATTGAAAAGATAGGATATTTATATCAACCTTCCTTATATGGTTATGATGATGTATTGGCTTCATACCGTTCACAGGTTGCAGGGTTTTATAATTGTTTCCTACCACATATTGAAATAGAACACATAGACAACAGAGAAACACCCTACTGGCAATGGAAACGTGATGAAGCAGCCAAAGGAGATATTGAACACCAAAGAACCGTACATGAATATTTAACAGGCAAAAGACCAATTTATTATAATCCGTATGATTAAATTAATAACCACAGCAAGTGACATATCTAAAACAGATATGCTGCAAAAGTCACTAAACAAATATGGATGGGATTATGAAATACTTGTACATAAATGGGAAGGTTTTGGATGTAAGATATTAGAAACGTATAAGTATCTTAAAAACAATCCCGATATAAAGTACTTCTTTTATAGTGATAGTTACGACACTATTGTATTAGATACAATGGAAAATACTTTAAAAAAAATAAAAGACAAAGACTGTATTTTATTGAGTGCAGAACGTGGATGCTACCCACACCCCGAAAAAGAAGCACGATACCCAAAGCATGATAGCCCATGGCATTTTGTAAACGGTGGTGGATGGTTCTGTAATTCAGAAATTTTTAAGATGGCAGTAGAAACAAATCCATTAACTACTTACGATGTTGACCAAGTATGGTTCACAGATTTATTTTTAAACCACCCCGAATATGTGAAGTTGGATTATAATTGTGATGTGTTTCAAACTATTGCGTTTTGTCCTGAAGATGATTTTGAAATAATAGATAACATAAAAGTATTAAATACCGTAACTAAAACATATCCTTCGTGGGTTCATGGTAACGGACATACACCAATGACAGAATATTATAAACTAATATGAACACAATAGAAGAACTAATAGAGGGATGGAAGGACACCCCCGAAAGTCACCAAAGAATACATATGCTATTCTGCGACAAGACCAACGAAACACCACACCTTAAAGCATTAAGGGATTGGATTGAAGTATCTATATTTGGATTTGGTGAACGTTCATTTTATTGGATGTTTAAATTGATTTGTGATACCTTGCCTGATAACTTTAAGTTTTTAGAGATAGGGGTATTCAGAGGTCAAACGTTAGCACTAATCCAAACACTAAAACCAAGTGCAAAGATTTACGGTATTACTCCTTTAGATTCAACTGATGGACATTGGGAATCCAACTACGAAGCAGATATAAAACATTTACACAATACATTCAATTTAAAGCAACCAAACATTATTAAAGGACTATCAACAGAGCCTGAAATAATCACAGAAGCAAACAAAAGAAGTTACGACATAGTTTATATCGATGGTGGTCATACTTACGATGTAGTAAAACAAGACATTAAAAACTATGCACCAATGGTAAAACAAGGCGGTTATTTAGTTATAGACGATTGTTGCCACAAATACCAAATACCACATGGTATGTTCCCTGGAATAGAAACAGTTAGCAGAGCAGTTGATGAATGGAATCAAGAAGGATTTAAAGAACTATTTAGCGTAGTTCACATACGAGTATTTAAAAAATTGTAATCATGCCAAAACCTAAATTAATAGAAACCCCCGAAAGAATGTGGGAACTATTTGAGAACTATAAAAGGTTACTTAAACTTAATCCTATTATAGTAGTTGATTATGTAGGAGGGAAAGGAAGTAGAGCCGAAAGAGAAAAAGAAAGACCTTTGACAATGGAAGGATTTAGAGAGTATTGCTATTCTGAAAGTCTAACAATCAAACATTATTTTGATAATACAGATAATAGATACAGCGAATATAGTACAATCTGTACGCGCATAAAGGATGCTATACGACTTGACCAAATCGAAGGAGGTATGGCAGGTATCTACAATCCAAGCATCACCCAACGTTTAAATGGATTAGTAGAGAAAACCCAAAACGAGAATATAAATAGAGAAGTTCCTTTGTTTCCTGATGTCGAATGAGTTTAAAAGAACGACTGCAATAAATAAACTTGCCCGAATGAAGGCAAGGAAAAGAGTTGTGCAAGGTGGAACGAGTGCAGGTAAAACGTTTGGCATACTTCCATTACTAATCAACACAGCGTTAAAAAGTCCTAATCGAGAGATAAGCGTAGTTAGCGAATCAATACCACATTTAAGACGTGGAGTTATAAAAGACTTTCTTAAAATAATGGTTTGGACTAATCGTTATACAGATACTCAATTTAATAAGTCTTTACTTACTTACACATTTAACAACGGTTCATTCATTGAGTTCTTTTCAGTGGACCAACCCGATAAATTAAGAGGTGCAAGGCGCGAGATACTTTATATCAATGAAGCTAACAACATAGACTTTGAAAGTTACTACCAGTTAGCAATCAGAACAAGCGATACGATATGGTTAGACTATAACCCAACGAGTGAGTTCTGGGTTCATAACGAAGTACTAACCGAACCTGATAGCGAACTAATCATACTTAACTATTTAGATAACGAAGCCTTACCCGAAACGATTAGAAACGAAATTGAGTTAAACAGAGAAAAGGCAAAGCATAGTGACTACTGGGCTAATTGGTGGAGAGTGTACGGATTAGGGGAAACAGGCAACTTACAAGGCGTAGTATTTAACAACTACTCTTTAATAGACAATCTACCTGAAGAAGCTAAGTTATTAGGTTACGGAGCAGACTGGGGATTTACCAACGACCCGACAACGTTAATCGGTATATACCAATGGAACGGGCAATATATCTTCGATGAAATAGTCTACCAAAAAGGATTAGTCAATAGTGAAATAGCAAACCTATTTAAGAGTAAGAACGTAACAAAGGTACATTACATCTATGCTGATAGTGCCGAACCTAAAACGATTCAAGACATAGCAAACTATGGATTTAGAATAAAAGGAGCAGACAAAGGCAAAGACAGCGTGATGTTTGGTATTAGCTTAATGCAGGAACATAAGTTTATAGTAACTAAACAATCCACGAACTTAATAAAAGAGTTACGAAGTTATGTATGGGATACCGATAAGTCAGGGAAACAAGTAAACAAGCCTATTGATGCTTTTAATCATTGCATTGATGCGATAAGATATTACTTTACATCACTAAATAAAAACTATGGAAAGTATGATATTAGGTAATTTGTTATATATTTGTAGCGTGTTAATATAACAAATGATAAATATTTATTGCAAATGTGGTATATGTGGAACGTATTTTGATGTGACTAAGAAAAAGAAATCAAAGTTTTGTAGCCCTAAATGTAGACAAAAAAATTATAGAAATGAAAAAGATAATAGGAATAATGTTACTCTTAACCTTGCTTAGTTGCGAAAAAGAGAAAGTAGAATGTAATTGTGGTTTAGTCCTTAGCGACAATGTAAATGATTATTCAGTTGTAATCCGTAACGATTGCAGTAAGAATGAAAAGAGATTTTATTTGCAGCCTGGCGATTGGATGAATGCCCATGTAGGAAGTAACTATTGTATAACAAACATAAGTAGTTGGTAAATGAATTGGCACGACATAAGCATTAAACAGTTTTACGAACTTCAAAAGGCAGGGGAGTTATATGAAGATGAGTTTGATAAAAAGTTAGCTGTATTAGCTGCAATCGAAGGAATAACATTTGATGAAGCCTTAGAACTAAAGATTAGCGAAATAGCACAACTAACAAAGCATTACGGATTCTTAGACCAACCGATTAAAACAAAGGTAGTAACCAAGTGGAACGGATATAACTTTGAATTGAAGTTGAGTAATTTAAAGGCAGGTCAAATGATTGACTTCTTAGAAACTTGCAAAGCAGATATTAACACGAGTATTCATGTTATACTTGCAATCTTAGACACCACTGATAAGGACTTTGACAAGAAGCATGATGACATTCTAAATAACTGTCCTATCACAATAGCAAAAGGAATAAGTGATTTTTTTTTTCACAAGTACAACTTATCACCCCTAATTATCCAAGACTATTCCCTCAACAAATTGAAGGAGATGAACAAGATATTGACGAACCAACACCAAATATTAGCGGAAACTTTGTAGATTTGTATTCATGGTTCATTTGGTTGGAAAAGTTGGCAAATGTTTGTAATTGCAAAGTAGTTGAAATATACGAATGGAAGGCAGCCGAACTATTAAACTGGATGGAATACATATTGAACAAAGAAGCATTTGAAAGTTTACAGAAATGAGCAAAGAGTTAGATTTTTTAGAAACCTTTTTTCAAACGGCTATTGATAAAATAGTTTCCAACCTTTCAACTATGAAAGATAGTAAAGGTCACAACAGATTTGGAAGCGGAGTAACAGCACAAGAGGTAGGACAGCCCGACAACTTACAACTAACTGAATACACTAACAAGTGGATAGTGCAAATTTATATGCCATACTATTATGAGTTTGTTGATGAAGGCGTAAGAGGTTGGGCAAATCAAAAAAAGAACACAGGCAAGTTTAAGTTTAAAAAGAACGGCAGACCGATACCACGTGAAGCAATCCTTTCATTCATGAGAAACAGGGGAATAGTTTACAACGGTTATCAAGGTGACAAGAAAAAAGGCGTTAAGTCAAGACAATCCATTAAAGATAAACTAAACCAATTAGCTTACATAATCGGGCGAAGCATAAAGAAAAAAGGAACTGAAGGAGTGCCGTTTTATTCTTCTGTAATGAGTGAAGACTTTTTTAAATCCTTTGAAACACAGTTTTTAGATGTGTACGGAGATAAGGTTTTAAATGACATCGAGTTCGTTTTTAAAAACAAAAGCTAAATAATTACTTTTTAGGGTAGTATGGCAATTACTATCCAACAGCAACCAACAGCATCAGGATTTTATCCAGTTGGCAATCCAATAGAATATTTAGTCAGTTCATCTTTAAGTACTGCACCAAATTTTAAAATAGAAGTCAAGGTATATAGCCCTGATTCAGCAGTTAGTCCATTGGCAACAATGCGGTATGATATTATACCTTCAACTACTCAAATCTTAGCAGATGTAAGAAAGATATTACAATCTACAATTACTGAAAACATTACCAATTTAAGAACAAGTGCAGTAGGAGTTAAGAATGAAACAACCAAATGGCATACAGCTAAAGTTACATTTGGTGAAAGTTACGGAGCAATCCCAAGCGTGACAGGAAGCCCAACCAGTTCAAACATAGTAACGTTTTGGAATGGAGCATTAAAATATCAAGGATGGAACACAACTACATTAGGTAAATATATTATCCCTTCAGGTGGAGGTCAAGTATTAACACGATTATTCTTAACACCATTTACTAATTCGGCAGCCGTTCCACACTCTACGGTAGTAGCATCACCATCTACATATTTTAAAGGGAGTTATAATGTTCGTAAAATAACATCCGCACAATTAGTTCAATTAAGTTGGTTGTGGTCAGGGACAGGAGGAACACAATCATCACCTAACATAGAAGCCTTTAAGACTAATTTTTCATCTTCTATATTAGGAGGTTCTGCTTTAGCAAGTGTTCAATCACAGCAAAGTATGAATATTGGAACAAGTGCATTGATTGCATTAGGTGTGCCATTATCAGGATTAAATAGTACTTATACGTGGTTACTTGTATCACTATGGAATAACAGTTATCAACAAACACAAAGCTATTTATTTGAAATAGACTGGTCGCCATGTTCAAGGTTTGACAGTTATGAAATACATTGGTTAAATCGTTTGGGTGGGTGGGATAGTTGGATATTTAATAAGCGAAGCCGACACGCCACCGAAATAGAACGACAAGGATATAACCCTACATTCCTTCCAATATCAGGAAGCACAATAGTAAGAAACAGTTATGACATAACAGGAAGAAACTTTGTAGTAAGCACCAAAGAAACATATCTTTTAAATTCAAATTATTTAAAGGCTTGGGAGTTAGAAGGGTTGGAAGATTTAATTACATCACCTTCGGTTTATTGGAATAGTGCTGATGGGTTTATAAACATAGCAATTAAAGACCCGAATGTATTTGAACACAAAACAAACACAGTAGATAAATTATTTAACCTATCGTTTGCATTTGAAATTGATAACCAGGACATCAGACAACTACCATGATAAATGTATTTATAAACGGGGTTAATTGTCCGACTGTTAATGATGATTCAATATTAATTACCAAATCAATAGTAGATATTGAAAACCCCGAACAAAAGCAAATAGACCATTCAAAAGGATTCTTAATACAGAACACAGCAGCAGTATCTACGTTATTTGGGATGATATTTGAAATTAATAAAGAAATTCAAAACACATCAACTACTAATTTCAATACAGACTTTAATCCCAACTTAAAGGCTAAATGTGTTGTAATGAATGACAATGCGGTGGTGATGAGTGGGTTTTGTCAAATGATAGACATAGTAATCTTAGACGGAAACAAAATAGCCTACAATATTAATGTCTATGCTTCTATTGGGAATTTCTTTAACGATATTAAGAACGGTGTATTAGGTGATATAGATTTTAGCGATCTTAACCATAACTGGACTAAAGCAGTAATTGAGGCAAGTTGGACACCGACATTAGGAGTAGGATATACTTACCCAATGATTAACTATGGATTAAGTTCGAGTTTTAATACTTGGAACGTAGAATACTTTAGACCTGCAATCTTTGTTAAGGAAATAGTAGATAGAATTTTTGCAGATGCAGGATGGGCGTATTCAAGTACTTTTTTTAATACCACACGATTCAAAAGTTTAATAGTTCCTTTCTCTGAAGAGAATATGTTTAACGACAATGCCACAATTGTAGAGAGAACTTTTAAAGTTGGTAAGGCTTCAGTAAGTGCAGTAAGTGGTGATTGGTCAGACAATGCAGGTCAACCTGTTTTGGTTCTTAATACTGATTCGGGATTGATTGGTGGAACAACAATGTTCAACGATTTAGGCAGTAATTTTAATACAGCAACAGGCAAATGGACGTGTGCTGCAAATGGTAATTATGCTTTTGGATTGTCGGGAAGTGCTGTAATGGTAAACGCTGTTACTCCTTATCAAACATTAACAGGGCAATGTAAATTGTATGTGGTATTAGAACGAAGCGGAACACGATATTATACACAAGCATTAGAGATAGCTTTTATATTTACAGCAGGTTCAAACACAAGTGATTCAACTTCCTTTAGTTTTACATCTAACGCCTTTCCTGTTGATATTGGGGATGACATTTACTTGATAGCAGGGGAATTTGAAGAGGATAGTCAGGTATATTTAACACAAGTAAGTAAAGCAGACGGTGATATGGATGTAACATTTACAAATCTTATTCTTAATTGTGTTCCCCAACCTGAATTGGTTTATGCTGACACCGTAAGTTTAAACAACGTATTACCAACCGATATTAAAAAGAGTGATTTTTTAATGGGATTAAGTAAAATGTTTAATCTGTACTTTGAACAAACCAACGATAAGACATTATTAATAGAACCACGTGAAGATTACTACACTGCAACGACAGTAGATTGGACAACCAAAATAGACATAGGGCAAGATGTTAAATTGACACCTATGGGTATGAACCAACAAAAAAGATACAAGTTCACCTATGAACAAGACACCGACCGACTAAATAATTCATACTTTGCAGCCTATAAAGAAATTTATGGGAGTGAGTTAGTTGATATTAATACGGATTTTTTAACCGAAACAAAAGAGATAAAACCAATATTTGCAGCTACTCCGTTAAGTAATACAGCACTCAAAGACGATAAAGTAATGAGTGATATTGTTTTTATAGACCAAAACGGAACAGTAAAGCAAGGCAAAACAAAATTAAGGATTTTATATTGGGGAGGGTTAAAGAATTGTAAGACTTGGACATTCTATGAACAAGCAGGTGTAAGCCCTACCAATAAAACACAATACCCATATGCAGGACACTTAGATAGTCCAACGGCAGCAACATTTGATTTATGTTTCGGTACACCCTACAATGTTTATTATGATTGGAACTTTGGCAGTAGGAGTTCACCGACTTATACAGATTCAAATTTATACACCCAATACTGGCATCAAACCATAAAAGAACTAACGAATAAAAATAGCAAAGTATTAGAGGCTTATTTTTATTTAACGATGGCTGATTTTATTACTTTAAGTTTTAGAAGTCAATACTTTATTAAAGATGCTTATTACAGATTGATAAGTGTCGAAGATTTTGATGTAAGTGCAACGAAGCTAACCAAATGTAAGTTACTCAAAGTAGATAGGGAAGCAGCCTACACAACCAGTTCAAAAACATTGAACGGGGGGATAGGAACTTTTGATAGTGGCAAAAAAATACCTGTAAGATTACCATTAGACAGGTTTAAAGATACAAATACTTATACCACCGATAATGCGTATTCAGGAAATACCAATAACTCATCAGGAAGAAACGGAGTTATAAAAGGTTCAAGTAATAAAGTGTTTGCCGATGATGTGTATATTTTCGGTACGGATGGGGCGACTGTAAGTAGTGACAGAGTGATGTTATTTAATTCAGATGCAACTACTATGCCACGTGAAGGTGCAATGTTTAACGGTTCTTTATTAGAATACAAAAAAGAAATTACAGTCAATACAGCATGGTTGCAAGTTGCAGACAATGGTGACTTTCAATTTGTTCTTCCAAAGTTAGCAACAAATGAACATTATGAAATAACCAGATTCTATTTACAGATAGGAGCAGGAACTATTAATTACAGTTGGGGAGCAACAGGAAATATTACATTGGAAACCGTTACAAGTGCAAGTGTGGTAGGAACGATATTAGGTGCGGATTGGTTAGGGGTTGGTGAAGGAACTATTGCAGTAGGAACGGTAGCAGCAGCAACTGATTTTAGTGAAGACATAAAACTAAAAATAAACGGATTGTATTCAGCAGGAAATAGAAGTGTAAGATTAATAATTTATTATAAAATAGTAATAGTATAATGGCAGAAAAAAAAATAAGTTTAGACTTAGAGATAAACAAAGGTAATACCGATAAGACCGTTAAGTCTATCAAAACCGAATTACGTGAAGCAAAAGAAGAAGCTATTGCCTTAGCACGAAAGTTTGGGGAATTTAGCCCTGAAGCACAAAAGGCAGCAGCCAAATTAGCAGGGTTAAAGGATGAAATGGGTGACCTTAACCAAGCCGTACAAGGTTTAAACCCTGATAAATTTGCAAGACTTGCCACATTAACCAACGGAGTAGTAAGAGGATTCCAAGCCGCACAAGGTGCAATGGCTTTGTTTGGCAAATCAGGAGAAGATGTAGAGAAGGCTATCCTTAAACTTCAAGCAGTGATGGCACTTGCTGATGGTATTCAGGGTGTTTTAGATGCAAGAAAGAGTTTTAGTGCCTTAGCGAATCAAATTATTGGACCTGTTATCGGTGCATTTAAAAAGATGGGTACCGCTATGCGTGGATTAGTTGCGGCATCAGGCATTGGATTACTTGTAGTGGCATTAGGTGCAATTGTAGCTTATTGGGATGATATTAAGGAGGCATTATCGGGCGTAAGTAAGGAGCAAAAGCAACTTAATGAATTGGCAAAACAAAATCTTGATATAAATATTGAGGCGGCTAAAAATTCGGCAACAGAAAGAACTAATCTTGAACGACTTTATAAGGTATCTACCGATTTAAAAATATCAGCCAAAGAAAGAAAAACAGCGGTAGAAGAATTACAGGCAACTTACCCGCTTACATTTAGCAATTTTACAGCCGAAGAAATAGCATTAGGCAAAGCCAAAACAGGATACGATAATTTAAGTGAAAGTATATTGGCATCTGCTTTGGTTAAAGCAAGAACTGGGTTATTAGATAAAAAAGCTCAAGAATTTGCTGAACAGGAAATATTAGACTTAGAAAAAGTTGCTAAGAAAAAAGGAGTTTTAGCAAAACAAGAAGCAGACCTTGCCACGCAGAAAAATAAGCGATTTGCTAAAGACCTTACTGACGCCATTGTGCAAGGTAAAGCTGATTTAAAAGTGTATGAGGATGGTATGGCTGCAAAGAAAGTAGCCTTTGAAAAAAGTAACTTAGCTTTATTGGTAACCAAGGATATTGAAACGGCTAAATTAGTGGTTAAGGAAAAGGAAGAAGTTGAAAAGATAAAAGCGATAAAGGCAAAGGAGATTTCGGATGCCAAAAAAACACAAGAAGAAATAGATATAGCAAAGAACGAAGCCAACGATGAAAGGCTAAGAGTTTTAATAAATAGAAGGGATAAGGAAGTAGCAACACAAAAGAACTTAGCTAAAATTCTTAAAGAAGTTCAAGAGGAAAGTATAAAGTCAGATAAAGAAATAAAATTAAGACAGGCAAAGGATGTAGATGAATTTAATCAGACTGCAATAAAAGGAGTAGAGGATAGGAATAATAAGGTAGATGAGTTAAATAAAAAACATAAAGAAGACCAACTTGCAAAACAAAAGGCATATGAAGAAAATTTACAATCTTTAAAATCTCAAGCAGTAACAGCAGGGTTTGAATTGCTAAGAGCATTAAATCAAGAGGGTGATAATGCGACAGAAGCAGCACAGAAGAAAGCCTTTGAACGTAACAAAGCAATGGCAATAGCAGAAACAGTTATTACCACTTATCAAGCAGCAGCATTAGCTTATAAGAACGGATTACAAACAGGAGATGTAACACAAACCACATCTATATTAGGTGCAGCCGTTGCAGTTGCACAAGGTTTAGCAAAGTTGGTAATAATTAAAAAACAAACCTTTAAAGGTTCAAGTTCAAGCAGTACAACGTCAAGTGGAGGCGGTGGAGGTTCAGTAGGTATTCAAGCACCACAAACAGGCTTTACCCAAATAAGAACACCAAACCAAAACCCAAATAATCCACAGCAAAAACAACTACCGATTAAAGTATTTGTAACTCAAAAAGATATTCAAGATGCAAATAACACAGCCGATAGAATAACATCTAAGGCAGTAGTAAAGTAAACAAACACTAAAATTAATACTTATTGTAATATGGAATTGCCAGTATTACAAATGTCAGTAGATGACAGCATTCAAATAGGTATTACTTGTATGTCATTAGTAGATAGACCTGCAATAAAAGTAGGTTGGGTTGCATTTGAAGAACAGCAAGTTAAATTCTCAATAGAAAACGAAGAAGAAAGAATTGTTTTCGGTGCGGTATTAATACCAAATCAATTAATTTATAGAGAGTTTGAAGGTATCGGAAAATGTAATGTTACCTGCACAGAAGCTAACATTCGCAAAATTAGAGAGAAGTTTTTTAAATCTCAAAACACAACAGCCGTAAATACTAACCATCAAGGCTCACCAGTTCAAGCCTATCTTATGGAATCCTTTATTTCAGACGAAAAGAAAGGAATACCTAATCCTGCACCGTTTGAAAGTTTACCTTATGGTACTTGGTACGTTGGATATAAAATAGAAGATGAATCAGTATGGCAAGATGTTAAATCAGGCAAGTTTGTTGGATTCAGTTTAGAAGGTCAATTTAACTTAGAGCCACAAGTAAGTGAGGATTCAATCATTGAAGAAATTGAAAACCTACTTAGTAAATTAAACAAATAGTAATAAGTAACTTATTAATCAAATGACAACAATAGAAAAATTAACAAATTTACGTGACAAAATCAAGGTGGCATTTTCAGAGTATGATACTCCAACACCCGTAGTTGAGGAAGTAGAAGCGGCTGATTATGTTGAAACAACATTAGAATCAGGCGAAGCAGTAAGAGCAACACCAACTTTAGCAGTTGGCAGTGTATTGAGTTTAATTTCACCCGATGGTGATATTCCTGCACCTGATGGTTCACACACTTTAGTAGATGGAACACAAGTAGTAGTTTTGGATGGTATTATTTCAGAAGTAGTGGAAGCAGTAGCACCACCTGCGGCAGAATCACCCGACATGGTAGCAATGAAAGAACAAATTGAAACTTTAAAAACCGAAAACGAAACTTTAAAATTAAGCATTGTAGAAAACACAAAAGCAGTTGATTTAAAGTTTACCGAATTGGAAGCTAAGATTGCAAACCACAACAAGATTAATGAATTGCTAAACGAAGCATTTGTAGCCCTTTCAGAAACACCTGTAAGCACACCTGCACAACCTGTAAAAACAGAAACAGTACAAATGTCAGCACAAGAATTAATACAAGCACAAACAGCAAAGTTTGAAAAATTGAAATCAGAAAAATTTAAAAAATAGACCAAATGGGATTAGTAGTATCAAGTTTAGTAAACTATGTAAACGAGCAATCGAGAGAATTGCTAACAGCCCTGCATTATGAAGGCAAGACCGCACCGTACTTGACCCCCATTGCAGGAGTAAAAAAGACAGATGCATTGCAATTATTTGCTTTGACAGCGTATCCACAAGAAGCCACAGGTTGCGACTTAGTTGCATCAGGTAGTGCAACATTCACCCAACGTGAAATCACAGTTTCCAAAATTGGTTACCGTGACGAACTTTGTATGGATGCTTTACTTCCAAAGTGGACTCAAATGTTACTTGCACCAGGAGCAGCAGGTGAAGATGAAATCACAGCACAGTTAGGTGCTCAAATGAGTGATGAACTTAAAGCCTTAATCGTAGAAAATATCGAAGTAGCCACATGGCAAGGTAACACAGCTTCAGGTGATGCAGTATTAGCAATGTTTGATGGTTTCATTAAGATAATTACAGCAGCAACAGCAATCAACGGTAACACAGGTAACGTAACAGTAGCAACAGGTATCACAACTTCAAACGTTATTGCAATAGTAAACGCAATGTGTGCAGCACGTACCGAAGCCTTAAAACACGCAACCGACCAAGTATTATTTGTTGGAACAGACACATTTGACAAATATGTTCAAGCCTTAGAAACTGCAAACCTTTACCACGTTGACCAAACTAAGTGGGTTAATTACGAAATGGGTGTAATTGGTAAAAACGTTACTTTGGTAGGAGTACCAGGATTAAGTGGAACAAGTAAACTTTATTTAGGACAGAAGAAAAACTTTTTTAAAGGTTTTGATTTGTTAGATGATTCTGATAAAGTTGAGTGGAAAATTTTAGAAAGCGACAAAATGAGATATACAGCCAAATTTAAAATGGGTGTTCAGGTTGCTTATCCAAGTCAAATTGTAGAATTTATATTAGTATAATTATGGCTTGTGCATTAACCCAAGGATTCGTAAAAGGTTGTAAAGATTCAACAGGCGGTGTTAAGGAATTTTTCTTAGCAAACCGCCCTACTGACTTTGCCGTAACAAAGAATGCAAGTGGTCAAGTAACAAGCTATACAGGTACAGTTGCATGGTATAAGTATGTACCACGTAAGCAAACTTCTACTTTTGGTGAAGCAATTACCACAAGTGAAGAAAATGGAACAGTATTTTTTGCACAAACAGCCCAAATACTTTTAAGTAAAATGGAAGTTGGTAAACAAAGAGAAATATTGTTACTTGCACAAGCTGACCTAATATTAATTGCCAAAGACCAAAATGGATTCTACTGGCTTCAAGGAGTTGACAACGGTGTCAATTTAGCACCAAGCGAAGCAACAGGAGGTAAAGCATATGGAGATATGAACGGTTACACGCTTAATTTTGAAGCAGCAGAACCAAGCAATATGCCAACGATTTACTACCCTGCATTTAGTGGAAACATAACAGGATAGAAATAATCTAATTATCAAAGGAGGCTGTAAGAAATTGCAGCCTTTTTTGTTTTATAAACAAATTTTAAAAAAATACTTATTATTAAAATGGTTATTATTAATCGAGCAGCAACAAGTAGTTTAGATTTGACCTTAACAGAAAATGTTACTATAACAAATCCTTATTACTTATTTGTGTTCACTAACAAAACAACCAATAAAGTTAGTATGTGTTTTCTATCCGATTCAAGTTTATACCCTGAAAGATACAATAGGTTTAATTTAACAGAGCCTACAAACGTAACTTTAATTTCAGGAGATTACATTTATCAGGTGTATGAAAAATCAGTAGTAACATTAGTAATTCCATCTGATGACTATTTATTAGAAACGGGAATTGCAAGAGTGCCAGTAATAGCATTGACAGAAACAGAATTTGAAAGTACATTAAACGTAGCACCAATAGTATATGAAGCGACCGATTAAAACAGAACCTAATATTTATTCGGTTGATTTATCCGTTTATAATAGACCTTCCTTTGCAGAAGGTTACACCAACGGCAAACGATGGATAAGCAGAGGAATAGACAACTTATTTCCTATCTATCTTATAGACCTTTACAATCAAGGCAACACACATGGAGCAGTAGTAGATGGAAAGATAAGTTACGGAGTAGGAAGGGGTTTATTTATCAATCCTGAAAAAGCAAATATGTTAGAAGTTGCAAAGGCTATGCAATTTTTAAAGCGACCTAATCCATTTGAGAGTTGGGATGCGTTGGTTAAAAAAACATGGACTAATTTTGAAATACATAACTCTTATGCTTTTGAGATTTTAAAAAATAAGTTCGGCAAACCTATTGAAGTTTATAATATTGACATAGATAGAATTGCAGAAGATAGAAACGACAGTTCTGTTTATCTTTATTCGTTGGATTGGGAAACGAGATTTTCAACACCAACGAATCGACAAACTAATTTTAATCCTAAGTTATTAGAACTTCCAAAGTATGACCCAAAGGTAATTCACGAAAGATGTGTTTTAGTTCACTACGAACCAAGACCAGGAATGAAACACTACTCTTTACCACCTTATATAAACGCTTTAGAAGCTATTGAAGAAGAAATTGAGATAAGTCAGTTTCATTTAAACAATGTTAAGAACGGATTTGTAGGTGGTACGATGGTTAATTTCTTAAACGGTAATGCAACCGATGCAGAGAAAGACCAAATAGAAAAAAGATTCAATGCAAAGTTTGCCAACGGTAACGGGAGTAAAATACTTTATAATTTTGCTGATGGTAAAGACCAAGCAGCCGAAGTATTACCATTACAACCAAACACCTTAGATAAGCAATTTGAACAAAGGGCAAAGCAAGTACCTGAAAACATTATTATAGGTCATAGGGCGGTTAGTGGTATGTTATTTGGTATCAAATCAGAAGGACAATTAGGAGGTAGAACCGAGATATTAGAAGCATACGAACTATTTAAAGAAACGTATGTAAAACCAAGACAAGATACTGTATTAAGTTCTGTAAATAAGATATTTGAAATATTTGGATTTAGTCCGATTGTGGAGGTTAAAGAACTTAAACCTTTGGCTAATCTGTTACCACTTACAGAAACAACTATTGCAAGTATATTACCAAGACAGGTTTTAATAGATTATGTGACTGAAATGTACGGTTTAACTATTCCTGAAGCAGTACAACCCGTTCAATTAAGAGAAACAAAGCCTTTTTATTTTGATACAGTAGGCGAAAGTTCAGACAATTATGAGGAAATAGAGTGTCATCACGTTGAATTTGGGGATGATTTAAGCCCTATTTTTAAATATAACGAGCTTGAATTTATTAAATTAGCCGAAGGTGATGAGAAAACAACAGCTACATCAAGCGGTAACATACCTAAAATAGAGCCAAAAACACCTAAATTAAGCCCTTTAGTCATCAAATATCGGTACGGATTAAGACCCGATGCCCCTGCTTTGCAGACAGAAAGTAGAGATTTTTGCCAAAAAATGATGGGATTGAATAAACTCTATACAAAACAAGAGATTGAAGGAATGAAAAACGACATGGACAACTTTGATATTATTAATAATTCAAATGTATGGTTATATCGTGGAGGTTGGTATAAAGACCCTAATAAAGAAGTAGCAGTTCCTTTTTGTAGGCACATTTGGAATCAAGTAATAGTTAGACAAAAGTAATGGCAGTAGTATATTTATTAAGTGCAGCAGATTTTATAGCTTATACACCCGTACATGGTAACGTAGATGCAAAATTTTTGCAACAGTCTATCTTAGCGTGTCAAGATATGTATGTTACTGAAATAGTAGGAACAGACCTTTACAATAAACTAATTACTGATTGTCCAAACGTTACGGGCAATTATAAGATTTTACTTCAGGATTATTTACATAAGGGAATGAGGTATTGGATTATGGCAGAGATTGGAAGCATCTTATCCAGGCGTTTTACTAATATCGGATTTCAGGAAAAGTACAGCGAAAATTCAAGCACAGTAGATAGAGAAAATCTTATAAGTGATTACGGTAATATGATGAATAAAGCTGAATATTTTGCAGACAGAACGAGAAAGTATCTATGTGCAAATGAAACTTTATTTCCTGAATATACCACAAGTTTAACAGATGACGGAATTACACCTAAAAAAGATTTGTTTAAGAGTTCAATTTATTTAGGAGGTTCAAGAAGGACATTTAACGGATTTCAAAGATTAGATGATGACGATGACTGTTGTTAGAAAACAAAGAGAAATAAATAAAGGTAGAGGTAATAGTAAGAATAAAGAAAATCTTGCAAAGTTAGAAGCATATATAAAATTAAATGACACTAAATCAGATTTTCAAGATAATAGAAGGATTTGCCAATAGTCACAGTAATATAAATACTGTAATATTTGGTAGTAATTCTGAAATTGACAACTCTGATGTTGATGGAACGTTAATGTGGTATGATGTAAGTCAAGGAAACACAGACGGAACACAGCTAAATTATACTTTTGAATTAGCGTTCTTAGATGTTTTAAATCCTGATTTATCTAACTTAAAAGATATAATGAGTGATACATTACAAGTAGCACAAGATATATCAGCAGCCATTTATAATTATGATGGTGATATTGAGTTTGACTTACCAAAGAAAAGTTCAATACAACCAGTAGAGCATAAATATTTAAGTGATTATGCAGGACATACATTAACGTTTACAATAAATACACCGTATGAATGGAATGAATGTTGGATTCCTGAAAAGACAACACCAACACCAACACCACAACCAGTATTTACTGTTTATGATAATAATTTAACAGAAGTAGGAACGGTAACAGGCGATGATTTACAGGTTATAGCCTTAGACACCAACGGAGATGAAATAAACGCTACCTATACATTAGTAGGTGGAGTATTAACTTTAAGCGGAATAAGCACAACGACAATGATAAGTTTTACAAACGTAAATACAACCCTTACAAATGCAGCATTTGTAGGTAAGACAGCAGCCCAATTAGTAGTGTTAGGCAACGGAACAGAATTAACTACAATTAATGAGATTGCAAGTGTAGTCGGAACGACAATAACATTAGTAACTTCTTTAAGCGGTGGAAACGTAAAAGTAATAGTTTTTTAAATGAAAAAAATAGCGATAATTTTAATTTTAATAAGTGGTTTAGCAAAGGCACAAACACCACCGAGAACGGGATATTTAGTTCAACCTGCGAAATGGAAGTTTGTTAATCCTATTTGGTTAGATAGTGGAGCATACATAACTAAGATTTCAAAGACAAGCGGACAGAATAGGTATTTGGTTTATGACAGCGTTAAGGGAACGATTGGTTACAGGTATGTAACAGCAATAGATACAACTTCATTATCAAATCGAATAAATTTAAGAGTTAAATATACAGATACATCTACAATGTTAAATAAGTATCTTAGGGCATCTGATACTCTTAAACTATCTAATAGAATAAATTTGCGTGTTAAATACACCGATACCGCAAGTATGTTGGCTAAGTACCTAAGAAGTGCAGACACATTAAAACTTCGGAGAGATGTAAATTTGAAAGTACCCTATACGGGTGCAACGGGAGATGTTGATTTAGATAATTTCAGTTTAAATGCCAAAAGTATTCATGCCAAAGGAACGGCAGGCAATGGTCATTTAGGGTTAAAGCATCAAAGTAGTGGTGCAACCGCAGTAGGAAGTGAATCGGTAATATATGCCGATGCGGTTGGAAACCCTAAATGGAAAAATGACGGAAACACAGTACAAAGTGTAATGTTGGAAAACACAGCAATTACGGGTGCAACTAAAACAAAGATAACATACGACACAAAAGGATTAATAACAAGTGGCGCAGATGCAACTACGGCTGACATAGCAGCAAGTACTAATAAGAACTATGTAACAGATGCACAAGCTACCGTAATAGGTAACACAAGCGGAACAAACACGGGAGATAATGCAACCAATACTCAATATAGCGGATTGGCTGCAAGTAAACAAGATGCCTTAATTTTAACCACTACGGGTACTTCGGGAGCAGCAACATTGATTGGTGCAACTTTAAACATTCCACAATATAGTGGTGGAACGGTTACAAGTGTTACAGGTACAGCACCAGTAGTAAGTAGTGGTGGCACAACTCCTGATATTAGTATGGCGGCTGCAACTACTTTTGTAAACGGGTATCTAACTTCTACCGATTGGAATACATTTAACAACAAAGGTAGTGGTACTGTCCAAAGTATTGCAACAGGATTAGGATTGTCAGGAGGAACAATAACCACAAACGGAACATTATTAGTAGATACTGCGAGTGCAAGTATAATTAGCCGACAAAGAGCAGAAATGAAATTTTATCCTATTAATTCAAATCCAAATGGGTATTTAACCACAGCCGTTTCAAGTGTTGCAGCCTTGACATTAGGAACATCGGGAACGGATTTAAGCAGTACGGTAGCCAACGGAACAACTACACCTGTAATCACCTTAAACGTACCAACAGCGAGTGCAAGTAATAGAGGGGCATTAAGTTCTACTGATTGGAGTACATTTAACGGCAAAGAAAGTGTATTGACTTTTTCACGAGGTTTAAGCCGTTCAACTAACACAGTTCGTTTAGATACATCTAAAAGTTATTTGTTTACAGCAGGAATGAAATTTAGCGGATTAAGTAATACTTTCGGACAAAGTAGGGTAGCAGTAATAGATTCAGTAACAGGTGCAATAGGTTACAAATATATTTCATCAGGCGGTGCTGTTACAGGTTCAAACGGTATATCTGTATCAGGCAGTGGTGTATTATTAGGTCAGGCAGCAGCAGGTTCAGGTGCAAGTGATTTTACAGCAAATAGATTTTTATACCTTTCAACGTTTGCACTTCAATTAGGGGGTTCAGGTGGTAATGACCTTTATAAGTTTGATAATGTTGGATTAAACACAATATCGGCAACAAGTTTATCATCTACCCAAGTTGACACTAAAGGTTTTTTACTGCAAAACACAACGGCAGCAACAGTTGGCGTTCAACAAATAAGTCCTTCAATACATTGGAAAGGAAGTGGTTGGAAAACTAACACAACAGCAGCAAGTCAAAGTGTTGATTTTAGAGCATATGTGCTACCTGTTCAAGGAACAAGCAATCCTACTTCTATATGGAAATTGCAAGGAAGTATAAATGGTGCAGCGTATGTAGATTATCTTAAAGTTAATACAGGAAGTAGCGGTAGAGTAGATGTTAAAACTTTACTTGTTGGAGGAACATCAATAGGAGCATCATACGATGGAAGTGTGGATTTATACGCTGCTAATAATAGTAATTCAGGAATTATAGCGGCCAACGGTGAGATATTAGATATAAGAAGTATGTCAACAAGTGCCCTTGCTAAATTAGTACTATGGAATTATCAAGGCAGATATTATATGAATTGCATGGATGATGGAACGAACGCAACTATTGCAATTAATAAAGGAGCTACTAAAGCAACAGCATCTTCTGTTGTAGATATTGCCTCTACAACAGCAGGATTACTAATACCAAGAATGACCACTGTTCAATTAGTTGCAATATCAGCACCCGCAGAAGGATTAATGGTTTATGATTTAACCTTACATAAACTTTATGTCTATGACGGAACACTATGGCAAGCAGCTTGGTAATAAAAAAGAATATGAAAAAAATAATATATATAGCAGCGTTTTTGTGTTTTTCTGTTAACGCAAAAAGTCAGACACGAATTATCGTCAACGGAGATACTTGTGTAAAAGTAACAGCAACAAAAATAGACACTTTTAGCCGCAAGGTTATAAAGCAAACTTTAGCTGAACTGATAGAAATGAAGTCAACCAACATTGAAGAAAAGCGTAAAGCTATGTTAGAATTTGACCGAATGAATGATTTTTATACAAGCGAAATTACACGATTTCGTGCCTTAAAGACCAAAACAGATTAATGTCGGCTACTATATATTACATCCCTAAATCAATAGCTTGGTTTGTTGGGATTATAGTTTCGATAGGTGCAGCCATTAAGGTTCTTCAGTCTTTTTACAAGGTTGTTAAATACTTGGATGATAGATTGCAAGAAGATAAATCCCGAAATGAAAAAATATTATCTGAAATGTGTTACATCAAAACGGTTCAATCTATTATATTACAAAACTTTGGGTCAGCTTGGTTTTTTACCGATGAAGACGGTATGACAATAGATTGTTCGGATAAGTGCTTAGAAATCATGGAGTGCAATAGAAGTCAGGTAGTCGGTGAAAATTGGACAGACTTTATAGTGGCAGAAGAAAAAGTTGAAGTTTATCGGGAGTACAGGGATAAAGTAGCCAACAAAAAAGACTTTAATAAAATATTTAAAACACACACAGGAAAAGGAAACATAATTAAGATACAAAGCCACGCTAAGTTTGCAGGGCTTGGATATTTTGGAACAATAGAAAAAATAAAAATAACAAAAAATGAAAAAAACAATTAAAAAAACATTAAGACCTTTTACGGCAAAGGCAATTGTATCAGAAACTCCCGATTGGGCAAAATGGACATTTAGAGTAGTATTCGCTATTACTGGTGTAGCTACATTTATTATAGCAGGTGACCCAAGTATTCCTAATGAATTAAAAGTTCAAATTGGCGTATATTTGAAGGGTGTAGATATGTTTGTATTTACTATTTCAAAGATGTTCGGAGTTGAAGTAAAAAAGTAATGGAAGACGAAGACGATTTTAATTATTATCCCGACAGATGTTAGAACACGAAATTGAATTAGGACTTAACAAAGTCAAAGAAGTTTACGGAATAAATCACGCTAAACGATTGGAGCAACTATTCAGAAATGAAACCTCCCATTTTAAATCAGGTAATTTTTTAGCAACACTTTCGCCTGGAATGGAAGTTGGTGGAGATAAAAAAGAGTTCCCGTATGGGTGGACTTCGTTGTTACAATTTTGGACAATCAACCCACAATATGCTCCGAGTGGAGTTTATAGTCAAGTTGAAAATACAAGTGCATTGGCAAAATCAAGAGGAGTAAGAACCTTTATTAAGTTTGAAAATTGCATAGCTTCGATGATGAGTGTAGCCCATTTGGTTAATATTAGGGGTGGAAATTTCGGTTCGTGGTTTAGTAAAAATGCAGTTCAGCAGCTAAAATACAATCAGGAACTTGACAATATCAAGGTTAGGATTGTAAAATAAGTTCCTTATTTAGAACGATTATAAATTACACTTTGTAGCGTTTATAGTAGTTTGCGGATTTGCATATATCAATTTTTCTTTGGTTTGATTTTCGTCTATATGGCAATATTAGAATATATCGAAAGTAGATAGTTGCTTAAATCGCATGAAAACAGCCTTAAATCGAATAATTGATTATTTAATTAATAGTTGTAATTTTGCCTTATGAAAGTTCAAAACATACCATCAGAAGCAAAAGGCGGTTATGTATTAATGACAACCACTCACGGTGAAAAGTATATATCTTCGGAGGTATTGAAAAAGTTTAAAAAGAAAAAAGATGCAAAGATTAATTTGGATTAGTTTATTATTTATGTCTGCAATGAGGAGTTACGGGCAAGCAAAATATGAAGGAATTTTTATAGGCAATTCAAGCCATCGAATAACTGACAGGGATACAATACCATGTATTTTATTAATTTGTGATACGGCAAAGCGATACGATACTTATAATAGTGAAAATAATCACGTTTATTGGATTAAAGGATTTGTAGTTAAAGAATACAAAGGAGAAAATTATTACAAAATAGATAAAGTAGTTCCTATATTTGAACCAGTTGAATATTTAGATAAGTGGAAACACCCTTTAGATAAATCAATTATAGTATGGCAAACACAATAAAAATATAAAGATGCAAAGATTTAGTTATGGGTTAAATGTCGCTTTGGCGATTGGATTATTTTTAGTTGTTTTTAGGTACGGATGTAAACCCGAATATAAAGACAAACCTTTGGTTATTAAGATAGTAGATTCAAACGCTATGTATGACCAATTAGAAAGCCAATACAGCAATCAAATGTTAAAGTTGTACGATAGTATAGAATATTTGAATAGCCACGTTAAAACAGCTAAAACGATATACAAGACTAAAATAGTACAGGCGTGGAATGATAGTGTAGTTACGATTGATGAATGTACGGAAATTGTCAATCAGGCGAACTATATAATTACGGAGCAAGATTCATTAATAGGGATTCATGTAAGGAGTTTAGATGCGTGTGGAAGTCAAGTAGATAATTTAAGAAAACAAGTAAGTTATAACGAAGGATTAAAAACGGAATATCAGAATTTATATAAGGAAACGGCAACCACGAATAAGAAGTTAGAAAAAAAGATTTTAAGATTAAAGAAATCCCGAATATTATTATTTGGATTGGGGTTAATAAGCGGACTAAGTGTAGTTTTCGTTAAATAGAATAGTAGTTTAATTGTTGAATGGCAGGGTTGTGAAATCGCTGCCATTCTTATTTTTATACCTTGATAATTAAAATGTTGTATTTTTGAAAAAATTAATCAAATAATCTAACTATGGCAAACCCCTTAAAAAATGAACAATTAAGAGAATTTATTAAAAAGTACCCTAACTATCCGAATCTAAAATTAGCCCGAATGTTTCATGCTGAAAATCCGTTACTATATAATAACGTTGATGTGGTCAGAACAAACATAAGACAAATATTAGGTCAATCAGGCAAATGTGGAACTAAAGACCAATCTTTATTTAGCAAAGCTAAACCTTTAAATCCTTACAACCTACCCGAATCCTTTGAAAGCGATTACAGCCCTTTTGAACTTAAATGCAACAATCTTTTAGTATTATCGGATGTTCATATACCTTACCATTCAATAAGTGCTTTAACGGCTTGTTTTGATTATGTCGCAGGAAGAAAAATTAATGCTATTTTATTAAACGGTGATACAATAGATTGTCATATGCTTAGTAGATTTGTTCGTGACCCAAAGGCAAGAAACTTTGGTGAGGAATTAGATGCATTTGCCGAGTTCTTTGTCATCCTTAAAAAGCTATGGGATGTGCCTATTTATTTTAAACTTGGGAATCACGAAGAGAGATATAACCATTTTCTTTGGATGAAGGCAAACGAATTAACAGGAGTAGAAGAATTTAATTTAGAAGCGATAATTAAGAAAAGGGCAAATGTTGAAGTTATAGGTGAAAAAAGAATTATCAAAGCAGGTAGATTAAATATATTACACGGACACGAATTTCAAGGCGGTGTATTTAGTCCAGTAAACATAGCAAGGGGATTATTCCTAAAAGCAAAAGTAAACGCTATGCAAGGACATAACCATCAAACATCAGAACATTCAGAACGTGATTTAGAGGGCAAGATAACAACTACTTGGAGTATTGGATGCCTTAGCGAATTACACCCACAATATATGCCTATCAACAAATGGAATCATGGATTTAGTTTAGTTGATATTGAAGATGATGGAACATTTGAAGTACATAATAAAAGGATTCACGAAGGCAAAGTATTATGACAGACCCAATCAATCCACCACATTACAGAGATGGCAAAATAGAAGTCATTGACTATATAGAAGATAAAGGCTTTGGTTATAATTTAGGTAACGTAATTAAATATGTTTCAAGGGCAGGAAAGAAATCGGATAAAATAGTTGTAGATTTGGAAAAAGCGAAGTGGTATTTAGAACGAGAAATAAAAAAACATAGTAAGTAAAAAGTAGTCATTAATCAACATAATTGCGTTTAATGATGAAAATATACACCAATTTTAAAAAATAATTTTTTATTTCAAAAACTAATTGTATTTTTGAAGTGTTATTAGTTCGATTAGTAACCTTCAATACTGGCTTTTATAGCATATTACCATAAAAGAAACCTCTAAAGAAACCGTTGCAAATCGAACTTGTAGCGGTTTTTTTGTTGTATTGGATTAAACAAATCAAAAATAATCCTACGAGGCGAATTAGAAATACATACCAATAAATTAAGTTTGTTGAAGTCCATAGATGCTTTGTGAGAGGTTTTGCAGTTATGGCGGGTAATAATCAACTAAATAAAGCAAACTTGATTAAAAGGCACTGAAATAGTAAGTAGTGAGGACTATAATACTAACTTCAAAAGAAGTCACAAGCAGTGTTATTTGAAGTACTGATTAGAGATAATAAAATTAGGGTAGGTATTACCCAAGATAAAAACCTCTCTATTTTTAAAAACAACATATAAAACAGTTTAACTATTTAAAATGATTCTAAACTACTAAAAGTGATAAATAATTAAACCAACTATATTAATTTTGACAAACAATTAAATTATGAAAATAAAAGTACATCAATCAGTAGAAGCGGAAATTGAAATAATATTTCCAGTTAGTTTTAAGGAATCCGAAGGGGTTTTTATTCATTGCTATAATGAAAATAACTGTATTGTAGTTTTTGAAAGGTCAGGTAACTTTTCAAGGTACGGTGCTTCTGTGGCTATGAACAATTATAACCCATCTATGAACTGCGACAAATCAGAAGTAGAAGCAGCCTTTAAAAGTGTGGTAAATAAAATGATGAATGAGGTTTTAAATCCTATTACAATAGACCTTAACTCAACCACACCCACCGAAGAACTTGAAAACCTAAACACTATTTTATTCGGACATGATGAAGGTTAATTATCCAATCGTTACCCATGACGGAATAACATGGACAAAGGAAGCCTTAGAAAAAATCAAGGCATTAGAAGAAACGGAATTAATGGTAAGTGAATTGTCGGTAACTTTAGAAGGCGCGATTCAAGCGGATATAAAGCTAAATTTATCACAGAGTTATAATTTGAGTTCGTATGAGTTTTTTTGCTCTGACGAGTTTATAAACAACCCTGACAATCAAATTTTGGTGATAGAATACATTTTAAAAAATTATGTAAAATGGCTATGAGCAACAAGGACAAAATCACAACGGCATCAATAATAATAGGAGTAATCATTTTAAACATTTGGATAATATGGAACAACTAAACAACTGGATTAAATCAATCCTCACCCGAAAAATAACTTTTAAAAAACATTTAAAACAAATAAGTAAACCACAAAGAATATGAAAGAAATATCAAAAGCAATATTAGCGGCACAAATGGAAATGGGCAACGCTACAAAAGGAAGTTCAAACCCTTTCTTTAAGTCAAAATATGCGGATTTAAACGCTATTCGGGAGGCTTGTATGCCTGCACTACACAATCACGGAATAAGTTGTTTACAGCCGACCGTACACATAGATGGTAAAAACTTTATTAAAACTATTCTTTTGCACGAATCAGGCGAAACATTTGAAGGATTAACAGAAATAATCTACTCAAAGATTAATGATGCACAGGCACAAGGTAGTGGAATTACTTATGCAAGGCGTTACGGATTACAAAGCCTTTTAAATATTGGTGCTGATGATGATGATGGAAACAAAGCAAGTATGCCAGTTAAATCCAAACCTATTGTAGATAACGAATCCGATATTAACGTATTTTCAGAATGGGCAAGTGAAATAGAAAAAGCAAAAACGATAGATGAACTTATGGTTTTATATAACGGTAAAAAAATTACAATAGATATGAATGCTACTATAAAGGCAATGTTTACTAAGAAAAAAGTAGAACTAAGCAAATGAACTCAAAAATAAGTGCATCAGGAATAGGCGAACTATTAACGGGAGGTAAAACAGGCGAAAGTTACCTCCTTCGCAAAACAATGGAAAGTTTAGGGATTGAAGATAATTTAGATACCAAACCAATGCAGCACGGAACTATTAACCAGTACGAAGCCTATGAACTAATTGTAAGCGAAATAGACAACTGCAAATGGCACGATATTTATACACCTATTAATGATTGGTGCGGTGCATCAGCCGACTGTATTGGAGATTTAGGAGTATATGATATAAAATGTCCATATTACGTTGATACCTACTTAGAACAATGCCAAAGACTTCCTAAAAAATACTATTTCCAAAACCAAATGCAAATGATAGCAGAGGGCAAAGACTTTGGAGGCGTTATTCTTTATTTAACCAGTCCTGAAATAGATATGTACGGAAACAAAATAGAATATCCATATCCTTTAGAAGATAGATATTTTGTTCATCCAACCGAAAAAGACGAGGAAAGTCAAGATAGGATTTTAAAAGGTGCTGAACGTGGTTATTTAACTTTGGTAGATTGGCACGAAGTTTTAGCAAACGCACCAACAAAAGAACGAGATGAGTTTTTTTATGAGCAAATGAAAGGCGGTGCAATTTACCGAAAATTAAAAACGGCTTCGAGTATTGAAAACACAATCCGAAAAGCATTTAGATTAGACAATGAATTTTACTATCAAATAAAAGAAAAATGACAACAAAAGCACAATTATATTCAAAACTAAAAGAAAGAAACCCTTATGTATTTTTAGGCTTACTTCACCACGAAAAGATGAAGCAAATAGTAAAAATTAAAAAATCAGCATCTGTTGAAATAATTAAAAAACTATTGCCTGAATATTACGGCTATACATGGGAAGAAATAAACGTGAAAACAAGAGTAAGACCAATATCAGACATTAAGCATCATTTTATTGCTTTGGTAAAGGAAACAACCGATTTATCATTAATGAGTATTGGAGCAATATTTACTTATAAAGAAAATGGAATCGACCATACAACCGTCTTAAATTCAATTAAGGCGTGGGATAATCTTATAATCTATGACAAGGTAAGAACTGCAATGCACGAAAGGTTTTTATCAAGCATAAGAGAAATTCAACTAAACCCTTATTTAGAATGATTATAAACTACCAAATCTGTAAAACGTATTGATTAAAATAGTAATTTTGACCTACAATTAAATTATAAAGAAATGAACGATTTGTATTTACATAAATTATCTGACAATGAATATGCTATTTTCGGCAAAAAAGAGTATTGTTATGATAATTATAGTTCAGTTGAAATTGATGGTAAAACATATACGAATAGAGAAAATATAGATGCTATTATGGATATGGAAGAAGAATATAAAAAAGGTAAATTAAATAAAATAACTACTAATTTTTTGCATTACTTTGGAGAAAAAGAAATAACTCTTTATTATAAGGTGTGGGCTTATGGTTCAACGATTTGGGGTTTTGCACGAACTGAATGGTCACAAAATGAGATGGCTAACTATATTATGTTTTTACAAGAGTATAAATTGCTACCAAAATGTATTAATGAACTTTATATTGGCAAGGGTGGTAGTGTTTATACTTATGATATACCTAAATTTGAGCTTAATATTTTAAGTTATGGTTACAACAACTTTGTTATCATGGATATTCAATACCAATATATTGTTAAATACAATATACCAAGAAGATTAATAGAAAGCAATTTAAATAGATTATTAGGAACATGGAAACATGAATTATTATTAAACGAATATCCTGAATCAGAAGATTTAAAGATAAAGCAAATACAAAAGTTTTTAGGTAAAACCGAATTTATATATTATAGAGAGAAAAAACGTAAACAATTAAAAATATGAGACCAGTAAACACGAAATCAATGTTCAGTATGCTTTGCACATACATGGAAAAGTTAGATTCAGGCGAAATTGACGTAAGTCAAGCAAGTGCAATGAGTAAATTAATAGGTCAAGCAAATAACCTATTAAATTACGAACTTAAAAGGGCTATATTAATGACAAATAAAGAATTTAAAGAAGAACACAGGGCGTTAGAGTTAAAGTCATTTGATAGCCTTAATCCATGACCTTCAATAAGCAACAATTCAGCGAAGATTTATTTATGCTCCGAAACAAGCGAAATTTCAGCCGAGCAATGGTAGAACGGGAAGTAGGAGTATCGGTATCAACTATGCAAACTATTGAGGAAGGTAGATTTATGCCCAACATTAATAATTTTTTGAAACTTTGCAAATGGATGGGGATTCCACCGACAATTTACTTTTTAAACAATTAAATTATGAACATAAAAAACCTATTTAACAGTTTCTTTAATACAACTGGAGAAACCGACAACTTGCCCGAATACAATAGTAAGGCAGAAACTCAAAATGAAAGAGTGTTAAAGATTTTAACGTATGCGAAGACCCATTTAACACCTGCTGAAGTATGGGCAAGGTATTGCAAGTATTACAACCGCAAAACCCCGATTACAAGCATCAGGCGTTCTATGACTAACTTGACGAAAAAAGATAAGTTGGAAATGGTTTATGTTAAAAAGATTGGATTATTCGGCAGACCTAACTACCAATGGAGAATAAAATGATACCAACATTTACAGACTTTTGGAATCTTACAAGTAAGGTAGGATTAAAAGAACGGTTGGCAAAAAGATGGTTTTACATGCCAAGCAACCACAAGATAATAATTTTCAACAAGGTTAAGGATTTAAAAACCAAACCTAACCCAGAAACATATTTAAACAGAGGAAGATGACTGAAATAGAAATAATTAAAACAGAAATAAAAGCCTTATACGAATTTAGAGGGCAGCTTTGCGACCAACTAAAGATGGAAAAGTCCTGCGACAAAGCGTATTTAATTTCAAATACAATCAGAGGAATAGTGAAATCTGAACGTGAACTAAGTTTTAAACTAATGAAATAATGCAATTACAACTAATGGGCAGACAGATAATATATCCTTTCTCTTCATCTCAATTTGAAGATGCTTGGTTAATGTGGAAAGCATATAAAAAAGAGCAGTTTAGATTCACTTATAAATTTATGGGAGAACAAGCGGCACTTAAATCATTGGGAGAAGATTCAAACTATAATGAAGAGTTAGCAATACAAATGATTAACAGGGCTATGGCTAACGGTTACAGAGGCATATTTCCGATAAAAGGAATGATTAAACAATCTACCGATAAAAGTATTTTTGACCAATTAAGTGAAAGATATAAATAACGTTTACGGCTTGGCGAAATGGGGGAATTATACCCACAAAAGCCGATTAGAATTACTAATGTTCAATAACAAATAAATGATGATAGAAAGCAGTCAGCCCCCATTTTGCCAAACCGATGTTACCAGCAGCCCTTTTCGTAGGGTTTGGGAAATGCCTAATTCAAACACTTTTGATATTAAGTGTATCAATAAACTGATACATAAATACCACAATTCAGAAATGAAAAGCATAGACCCATTTGCTAATAAAAACAGGATTGCAAAAATTACAAATGATTTAGACCCCGAAATGAAGGCAGATTATTGTATGGATGCACTTGATTTTTTGAAGCAGTTTGAAACTGGTAGCATTGAATTTGTATTATACGACCCACCTTATAGCCCAAGACAAGTAAGTGAGTGCTACAAAAAAATGGGTAGAACTGTAAATATGGAAACTACTCAATCTTCATTTTGGGGTAACTTAAAAAAAGAGATTGCAAGGGTAACAAAAGCAAATGGTATTGTGATTTCATTTGGTTGGAATACAAACGGAATAGGAAAAACAAAAGGGTTTGAAATACTCGAAATATTAACAGTAGCTCACGGTGGTCAGCATAATGATACGCTTTGTACAGTCGAACGTAAAATTAGCGGACTGTTCGATTAGGGTTGCTGGTAACGTTATCGGGCTTGGCGAAGTGGCTGAACCTGAAGCTAAATAGAATTACTAAACTTTAAAATTAAAAACGAATGTTAATAGAAGAACCGAACAGCCATTTTGCCAAACCAGTGTTATCGCCA